TTAAACAGTTATACCTTGAAATGTGTGACCCTATTGAGTGGGACTTTGCTCAGGAGTATCTCCTTGGCTATCAACACTGGAAAAGGTTATGTGCAAATAAGATTATAGCAAAGCATGTTGAAGAATGGCGTGAAGAACTAGAACTTAAACTACGCTCCCAAGCTACAGCTCAGATGTTAGATATGTCTGAGGACAGCTTCCAAGCAGTTAAATGGTTAGCTGACAAAGGTTGGGAAAAGAAAACAGTAGGTCGCCCTGCTAAGAAAGCTCAAGAAATGGAAGATGAACTTACTAAGCGAGTGCAAACAGATTACAGTGCAGACATTGTAAGATTGAAACGATAAGGGAAAATTATGGATTGGTTGCAACAAGCTAAGTTCAAAATGAACAACATGCCACAAGCGGCTAAGGATTTAAAACTAGCGGCAGAAGAAGATTTATTTACATTCGCCCAGTTAGTAAACCCTATGCGAGTATACGGAGACATCCACAAAGATGTTTTTGATTGGCTTCAAAATGACTCAGTAGGCAACCAACTCCTTCTCCTTCCTCGTGCTCACATGAAGTCACATTGTATTGCTGTATGGGCCGCATGGTGGATTACAAAACATCCTGAGACCTCTATCCTTTACTTATCAGCTACGGCTGAACTAGCAGAGAAACAGTTATACGATATTAAGAACATCCTAACAGGGGATGCTTATTCACGATACTGGCCTAACATGCTTAACCCTGAGGAAGGGAAGCGTGAGAAATGGGCTACATCTAAAATTGCAGTGTGTCATCCTCAACGTAGGTTAGAGGGTATCCGAGACTGGACGGTAGCAACTGCGGGCTTGACAACTAACACAACTGGTTGGCACGCTGACGTTATCTTAGCAGATGATGTCGTAGTTCCAGACAACGCATATACAGAAGACGGTAGACGTAAAGTTACAATGGCAATGTCTCAGATGACATCTATTCGTAACACAGGTGGATTCACTAAGGCATGTGGTACTCGTTACCACCCTTCTGACATCTACGATACATGGAAGAAACAAACCATGATGTTGTATGACGAAGTAACTGCCGAAGTAATAGATGTCATTCCAGTATGGGACATCAATGAACACGTAGTTGAAATTGATAATATCTTTCTCTGGCCTAGAGAGGTACGTGGTGACGGTAAAGCCTTTGGCTTCGATATTAATCAACTCTCTCGGATTAAAGCCGAATATGAGGATGCTACTCAGTTTTTTGCCCAATACTATAATGACCCTAATGACCCTGCATCAGCTCGTATCACTTATGATAAATTCCAATACTTTGACCCTAAGTTTATAAAAAGGGAACACGGTGATTGGGTTTACAAGGGATACAAGCTAAACATCTATGCTTCTGTTGACTTTGCATTCTCCTTATCTAAGAGAGCAGACAGTACAGCTATTGTTGTAATAGGTATAGATTCCGAAAACAACGTATACGTACTTGACATTGCTAGATTCAAAACAGATAAGGTACTAGACTATTACAAAGAAATCGGTAAGCTCCATTCAAGATGGGAGTTTAAGAAGATGAGAGCCGAAGTCTCGGTTGCTCAGAAGGTTATTGTAAATGGTATCAAAGACCACATTAAGAAAGATGGTATGCGTTTGTCTATTGAAGAATTTAGACCTTCAAGACACGATGGTAGTAAACAAGAAAGAATAGCGGCCGCACTTGAGCCACGTTATGACGACATGCAGATGTGGCACTATAGAGGTGGGTACACTGGTATGCTTGAAGAGGAACTGGTGCTTGCTAGGCCACCTCACGATGATTTAAAAGATGCACTAGCAAGTGCTGTAGAAATGGCTATCAGACCTAAGCAACGTAGAAAGCAAGACGTAGGTATGTTTAACCAAAATATGAAATTCCATTCACGATTTGGAGGTGTAAATTAGATGATTGATTTAAAATTTAACAAAATAGGGGAGACTAACCGTGTCGACTAAAGTAGCTGAACTATCAGCATTATTTAATCAAGACAATGAAGCGGCTTGGGTTGCTAACCTGTGGGATAAGTTCAACACTCAGCGTCAGGGTAAGATAGAAGAATGGAAGGAATTACGCAATTACATTTTTGCAACAGATACTTCTACTACAACTAACCAGTCGCTTCCTTGGAAGAACTCTACCACTATACCTAAGCTATGTCAGATACGAGACAACCTACATTCAAATTATTTGAGTGCATTGTTTCCAAATGACAACTGGGTAAAGTGGGAAGCCCACAGTGCCGAATCAGCGGTTAGAACTAAAGCTCAGGCAATAGAACAATACATAGCTAATAAAGCTCGTCTAAGCGGCCTCAAGACCACAGTAAGCAAGTTGCTATACGATTACATAGACTATGGCAATTCGTTCGTTACAACGTCATACGTTAACAAATACAAGGAACTCCCTAGTGGAGAAAAGGTTGTATCTTTTATGGGGCCAGTTTCTCATCGTATATCTCCTCTTGACATTGTGTTTAACCCTTTAGCTGAAAGCTTTGAAGACACCTTCAAAATAGTACGTAGTATTAAAACTATAGGTGAGTTAAAGAAACTAGCTATGGATGACCCAGACAATGCGTTCTGGGCTGACGTAGTGGAACGTAGGCAGACTTTAAGACACACACTAGGGGGTTACTCCAAGGAAGACTTTGATAAGGCTGTAGGCTTTCAGGCAGATGGCTTTGGTAACATGTACGAATACTTTATGGGAGACTATGTAGAAATCCTTGAGTTCTTTGGCGACTACCATACTAAAGATGGTGTTCTTGAACTTAATAAAGTTCTTACCGTTGTTGACCGTAACTACACAGCAAGAGAAGCTGACATTCCTTCATGGCAGGGAACAAGCCCTATACGCCACGTAGGGTGGAGAATCCGTCAAGATAACCTATGGGCAATGGGGCCGCTAGATAACCTTGTAGGTATGCAGTACAGGCTCGACCACTTAGAGAACCTTAAAGCAGATGCAATGGATTTACTTGTACACCCACCATTAAAAATAATTGGTGAGGTAGAAGAATTTGTTTATGGCCCTAGTGAAGAGATTCACATAGACGAAAACGGAGATGTTCAAGAGCTAGGTAAAAACCTTAACGGTGTTATTTCTGCTAACAACGATATTGAAATGACAGAAATGCGTATGGAAATGTATGCAGGTGCTCCTCGTGAAGCTATGGGTATCCGTACCGCAGGTGAGAAGACAGCGTTTGAAGTTAACCAATTAGCTACAGCAGGTGGTAGAATATTCCAAGAGAAGATAACATCTTTCGAGATTAACCTTCTTGAGCCTAACCTGAATGACCAGCTAGAGGTTGCAGTACGTAACCTAGACCAAACGGATGTCATACGTGTTATAGACGATGACCTTGGCGTACAGGAGTTCCTAAGCATAACCAAGGAAGATATTACGGCTAACGGTAAGATTCGTCCTATTGGTGCTAGACACTTTGCCAAGCAAGCTCAGGACTTACAGAACCTTATGGGTGTATTCAATTCACCAATTGGTCAGATGATTACTCCACATACTTCTGGTAAGGAAATGACTAAGGTAGTTAACGACATAGTTGGTCTTTCAGGCTACAACATCTTTAGCCCTAACGTGAGCATCTTTGAAGCACAAGAGACTCAATCCCTAATGCAACAAGCTACAAGTAACCTACAGGGTGAACAGGAAGCTTCTAACATAGCTACAGAGGAAGGTATCTAATGAAGACAGTCTGGACTAAAGGTTTAGACTTGGACGCTGAAAAAGAGATGAGGGCTGATTTTAAGTCCTCGCTCTGTACGCGGAAAAGACTAATAACTATCGCAACAGAAAAATTAGATTTATCTACAAAAGATTCACGTAATAAAGATAACTACGAAAGCCCCAACTGGTCTTACTTACAGGCTGATTGTCGTGGTTATGAAAGAGCATTACAAGAAATTATTTCAATTCTTTCTTAAACTTTTGCGTACTATTTGCTGAAAAACTGATATATACTAATACTAGTATAAGAATAGTAATTAATAATATACCAAGATAATATATTTAATAATTTTTACTATTCTAAATAAACAATAATATATAGGATATTAAATGGCTAGGCGTGATAAAGAAAAAGTTAAAGAGGAGAATCCTACAGAAACAAAACCTCCTATGAGTAAAAAATGGGAAGAGCTTTCTCCTATAGTAACTAAAGAATTTAAAAAAGAATTAAAAACTGCTAAAAAGAAAAAGAAGCCTAAAGCTTCTAAGTCTTATGAATTTTAAAAACAACCAGAGGCTTTCATTTTGTACAATAAATTATACAAACTAGCAAAACAAGCTGGGTTTGAAGGTCAAATAAACACAGCTATAAGAAATTGGTTAAGAAGTTTAGGTTTTGGAGGTACACTTAACGATGCTATTTACGCATATTTTGGAAGCCTTGGTTTTACAGGTAGTATTTCAGACCGACAATATCTTTTTATGAAAAGTTTTTTTCTTGCTAACCTGTTTTTTAAAGGTGAAAGGGGCGCATGGTATGAGCCTTATGATATACCAACATTATTTCAAGACTCGGAAGGTACTACGCCAGTAGATGCCAGTGTACAGCCTCTTGGATTAATACTAGATAAGTCTGGTAATGTTTTAAATGGTGCTCAATCAGTATCAAGCAGACGACCTACCTATACAGACGCACCCGATAGGTTGGTGCTCGATGGTGTTGATGATGCAATAGTTATAGCGATTCCCGCAGGTGGCTTTGTTGGTTCGTTGGTAGTTGCAACTGATGAAGGTACTGCTAGTTATGGTGTTGATATTCCAGAAGGTAGCTACACACTTGGCGGTCAAAACTTTGCAGGAGGAAGTATCAACGGTGTGTTGCTTAGAGAAGGTGCGGTCAGTGCTTCTGATTTAGATAAAGTTGAACAGGTGTTTGTAGGCAATGGAGCGACTTCTAGTTATGCTAATGTTACTAGTTTCAG